CGTATACCCTTTTTTGGGTATTACGTGTAGATCTTACGATTTTTTCGTCAATGATTTTACGATTCATCAATCGATGGACTCTTATGAAGTATGATATTTAACGTAGGGGTCAGTACCTGCGTCGAATAGAGACTACTCTAAGAGAGAAGTTAGTTGGTGGAGAGTTTCCACTCAAAAACGAGGATCAATTTTACATTCGTATCATTTTAAGTCAATGATGCGTCTCGTTCTACAGACTTCAATCTGGAATGGCACCCAGATTGTTCTATCCACTCACCCATGTGGATATTTGTATAATAGATTTTGTCTATATAGATTGCTTTGGCCAAGGCATCTGATAGATAGTTTTATGTTTCAGTTTTAGGTACGCTGAATGTGTAAAAACCTATTGTTGTGTAGTACTAGTGTAATTTTAGAATGAGCTAATTTGTTTAATTAGCATTATGTTTATATGTTAGTCTTTTGTAACTCTTACAGTTGTTTGTATAGAGTACAATGACACAGTATTATTTGTTTATTTGTATTATGTATATTTGTTGTTATTTGTATTGTATTACTAGTTGTATAATATAACTTGTTTGTTTGTATGTAAACTAATTTCAGGTTGTTAGTTTATTTGTATATTATTACCTGTTTGTATTTATTTTATGTATTATACTGTGTACGCTTGCAAGCCTTTGTCAAGCTTGTTAGTGTTGTATTATTAGACTTATGTATTATTATTTGTGTATTAGAGGTGCATTGCCATTAGTGTATATTAATGTATGGCAATATATGTACCCCCTCTTAATCTTACGGAATTGAAGCCCTGTCCTTGACAACGCATGAAAACTTAAAGGTACCCCGCCTAGTATTAGTCTATTTTATTCGGTCTATGAGTCTTCGGACCTTACGATTATTCTACCCAACTACGTGTTGGATGAATCTAGGAATAATAGCATCGAAAGCCGGGCCTTTCTGGAAAAGAAATGTTTAGTTTTGGATAGGATATATACCACCTGCGTTTAGCAGTTTACTCTGAGGATAGTAATTGGTATGATTGACCTATGGTTAATGGGACGTCTGATCGGTGGACGTATGTAATTGAAGTGCCGTGTATTTTATTCACGCTGTTGTGCGTGTATCGGACGAACGTAGTAGTTGTTGATGGTTGGAATAACTGGTGATGCCACCACCATCTTATAGCAGTGCTACGTTGAAGAAGAACACAATCAGGAGAACATTTAGATGGAGATCCCATCTAAAGTGTGTAGAATCGCGTCACGGATTTATATATTAAGCCGTGTTGATAAGAAAGAAACGAATCGTTATAGAAAGTTTTGCAGTCTTGAAGAAACTGTAGAATGGCGATCGGACTTTTGCGTTTAGGGATAACGCCGGAGATGATCCGAAATCCTTATATTCATACGGGTCGTATGGAGATGAAAAGCATTAGATGCCAAATCATCAAATTTTCACAAAAGACCAACCCTTGCTGTAATGGCACAATTGTTTGTAGTCTGGGTTACTACAACCCCTCGCTTTTATGCGAGGTTTTTTACCAACCTTCTGAATCTTTTGATCATACTGGAGACAACCAGTCATTAAACATGGGTCCTAGTAACGCCCAATCTTGTAGTTTGCTCGAGAACTTATCTCGTTCAGTCTTGGTGGATGCCGAGCAATTTGAATCTCAAGTCGTTATGGATTTTGTCCCCTCTTTAACTAAGTTGAAGAGTTCAGGATCGAATACATTGAACACCCTCAATCAGCTTTTAACAGGCCTTAAAACAGGGTTAGACCTATCCGTGTATGGGTTTCCAATTTTAACGGAATCTCAGAAGAATCGTTTAATACGATTAATTGTTGCTTTGGTCAACTTTTTGAACAATGTTCAGGAAGGGAACAGTACCTCTACACTCGCCCTCTCGTTTACGGGTGTAGTGGTCAGTGTTATTGACCCCACAGTTTTGCTCGATAGAGCCACCAAGCTCTTTAGTGAGTTAGTAGACCATCTCAATCAGATTTGTGAGCAGTTTTTCGATGGTGTACGTGATGGTTACAAGTCCCAAAGTAGTAACTATAATATTTCAGAAATCTTAGCCTCCTTATTTTTGTCAGGAAAGAAGGTTAAGGCAAAGTTGGATGATGTTTTGCAGGATAGACTTATGGTAGTAGTGCAAACATTTATGACTAAGATTGTTAGTCTATGGGTAGCTTCAACAAATGGAGTTAATTTTGATGAGATTAATGTTGGAACGATTGGATCACTCTGCTCGAACGCGTACAAACTCGTTGGAGATGGAGTTGATATCATCGATATGATAGTGAGTGCTTTAAAGTGTGTGACTGAGAACTGGTCAGATTTGATTTACGGTAATTTTGAGTCTCTTTTATTAGGGAAAACCGAAAGTTCAAAGTTTGAGGCCACATGCGCTAAGATTGAAGGCATGTATAAACTTGTAAAGGCCAAGCAAAGTAATTTGCTGCAATCTGAATATGGGCATTCTATTGAATCCTTCAATATGCTAGTGGTAGATACATTGAAGGAAGGAAGGAATTTTGTTAAGACTCAGACAGGAGCTGTATTGGCAGTCCTAAAGAGTGCTGTAACCAGGTTAGAGATTATTCGTGCTGAAATTTTGTTGGCTATTCAGCAAGAATCTCTTAAACCCCAACCTATGGGGATAATTTTGTATGGAGGTAGCAGTGTAGGAAAGTCTACAGTCCAAGATACTTTGGCGCAGACTATAATAAGAGCACATGGTATAGTCCCATCTTCCGGGATGATCAATGCTGTAAACTACTCCGATAAGTTTGATTCTACTACCACATCTGATAGCAAGGTAACATTAGCTGACGATGCTGGGAATGCCCAGAGTAGAGAAGATTTCTCGGAACGTGTAATAGACCATGTAAATACGCAACGTCGCCCTATCAATAAGGCGGCTGTGGAGGATAAAGGTGTTCATTTTTATAATAACATTGGTCACATCATTTCGACTAATGACCACCAGATGAAGAACATCATTAAATCGGTTTGCCCTGAATCCGTCTTCCGTAGGTTCCCCCTACATATCCGGGTTAAGGCAAAGAAAGAATATAGAAAAGTGCCTGATAATGAGGATTCTGGTTTTGATCCTCACAAGACCGCACATTTAGATACGAGAGAGCGTATGGACGCTTATCAATTCGAAGTGTATGAGTTTGTATCAATGAAGTCTGCTCCTTTGGAAGGAGAGTCAGATGATGTATTGGTAGATCAGGACAAAGCGAAGCTTGTAGAGCTAGATGGAATGGTTTTGCGTAGAGTTGAGTTGCCTGAAAGTGGTGATATGCCTATGTTGGAGAAGTTGAAGGCATTTGTGTTCACCAAGACACAAGAACATCACAAACAGGCTGTAATTAATGTAGATATGATGAAGAAGTTGGAAGTTTGTGAAACATGTATGACATGTGGAGTATCTTCTGAATTTTGTGT